TCTTGGTGGGTTTTTGCGTCGGTTTTGGGTCGGCTTTTTCGACGAGGCGGTAGCAGGTCACGGGGATGGCTTTCATGGTGGCGGCGTCCCACTCGCTGAATTTCTTCTCCTCAATATCTTTCGCGGTGATGGCGTCGGCGAGGTGGTCGCGGAGGTCGCGGGGGTTCACGCCGAGTTCGCGGGCTACTTGCTGGCGGGTCTTCCAACCTTGTCCTGGGGGAATCTGGTGCTTGGAGGCTTTGTGTTTATTGATGACGGCGGCGAAGGTTTTCATGGGTCTTTTGGTTTGAGAAGGAGGCTGGCGTAGCTGGTGCCTTCGTTGATGGTGATATTCGTCATCTGGAAGTTGCCGGTCTTGCGGCTGATGAAGCGGACGAGGTAGCCGTGTGTCCACTCGGTAGGGCGGGTGTTGGCGTAGAGAGGTTGGCGTTTGCAGAGGCAGCCGGGGTTCCACGCGCTGATGAGGCCGACGCCGGGTAGGTGCATGGGTTTGAATGCGGCGCGGTGGGTGTCGAAGAAAACGATGTTTCCTGCGGCCTTGGCCATGGCTTGGCCAGCGGCGTCGCGGGCGTTGGAGATTTTGTGGACGAAGAAGGCTTTGTCGATTTTCACCCAGCCCGGCGTGTCGCAGTCGCCGTGCGTCTGGCCTTGCCGGTAGTAGCGAATGCCTCGGTCTTTCAGTCGCAAGACATGCTCGGGGCAGAAGGTGCGGCGCAGCAGATCGACATCCTTGTGGTGGGCGAGGCGCTGTGTGAGTGCCCAGCGCTCCACGCGCCATTCGTGGTTGCCCTCTACATAATGCACTTCGGAGGGGCGGGCGGCATCGAGGATTTGGTCTAGGAGGGAGTTAGAAACGGCAACATCCTCTTCGTAGGAATCCTCGGTCTCGGCGACATAGCCGAGCGTGTGGTGTTCAGCAAGGAAGCCGCCGCAGTCAATAAAATCGCCGCCAATGATGAGTCGGTCGGGGCGGAGAGTGCGGAGGTCGCCGAGGAAAGCGGCCATGGCAGCAGGGTCGTGTTTGTTGCCGTGGACATCGCTGAAGATGACTTCCACAATATCTCCCGTTCCTGCCTTGGATGTTGCCGGGGTGATCTTCTTGGGAGCCTTGGCAAAACGAGAGCGCTCCAGAGCTTTGACCGTCTCGGAATGAGCGCGGCGCTCGGCTTCAAGCTGGGCGCGGGCCATGGCGGCATCGTTCTCGGCGGCGGTGACTTTGCTGGCGTTGACCACTTCAAGTAGGCTTCGTTGGTTTTTCATACTTCTTCCTCCTCTTCTTCTTCGTCGTCTTCGATTGGGAACAGAATGTCGCTGGTCCGCTCGGCGAGCTTTTCGACCGCGTATTCGTTTCCGAATTTAAAATCCATGTGGAATGTCTCGCCGCCTTCCTCCCAGCTCACCACCAAGAGACCGACATCGAATTGCTCGACGAGCTCCGTGCGGATGCGCTCCAGCGCGGCTTTGCGGGTGGCGGGCTTGCGTTTGGCGCTCATGCTTCCTCCTCGACGAGTAGGTAAGGGATCGTCTTCTGACCGGCGCGGTCCATTTCGGAATAGACTAGAGAAATGAATGACTGCCACTGGCTGGGGTGGATCGTCTGGCAGCCTTCACTGCTGGTAGAATTATAGCTGCCCTTGTGGATGTTGATGGCCACACCCATGCTGTCTCCTTCTCCGTCACGGGTCACAGGAAGTTCCTCGGATGGGTTTGCGGGGCGCAGGGCAGGATAGCCGCCGCCAGGCTTACTGAGGCCGTGCTTGCCTTTTCGGTATCGGTGCACGCCGGGCTTAAGCACGGCGATGCCTTGGCGGCGAATCGAAGGGTCGGTGTTGGCGTTGAAGGCGGCGTAGGCGTTTGGCGAGACGAGGAAAATGGCGTCGTCGTAGATGCCTCGGTCGTTTTCGCCTGGGACTCCCATGCTTTCGCGGTAGTAGCCGCGAATGCCTACGAGCGCGACGGCATCATCCACGCGGGCCTTGGTGAGCAGGGCTTGCGTCTTGGACTTGGCTTGCTGGGGGCGGCTCGGGGGGAGCATCGGGAGGATTAAAATTTATGGGTCATTTTGAGGAAGTCGGCTTTGGAAGCTCAGGCAACGTGTAGGAAAATTGCCCATAATCCGTCTGGAGCGAGATGCCCAGCGTGCTGCACCCGCCAAAGAGCAGGAGCGCTGCTACGGCAAAAGCGGTTGCAATCAAGCCGGTCACGATCTGGGCGGGGTGGATCATTTTTCTTTTCGGAATACCTCGATGAGGGCAATCACCGCCGCCACTGCGGCGGCGATGGCGTTGACCTGGGCGGGGTCGATGGCGATACCACCGAGACCGGCAAGGATGGCGAGGCCGCGGAATGTGGACGGTTCTTTGAGGCGGGAAAGGATGTTATTCATGGGGGATCATTGGGGTTTATTGGGGGTGTTTTCTGTTGCGGAGGATGGCGTAGAGCGAGGCGAGGCCGACCAGGCAGCCAATCACAAGGGAGGCCACACGCAGCCACGCTTCGAGCTCTGGCAGCATGGAGAGCGTGATGCCGCTCGCCGTAGCAAGCAGGCCGGTGAACGAGGCGGTGGCTTGGTGCGTGTCCATTAGCTAAGAGCGGCTGCGAGCTGCGCTCCGGTGGTCGAGACTGTCGAGACCTGAGCGAGGCGGTCTGTGTTGAGCAGGTCCGTCTTGGCTTTTATGGCGGTGATGTTGGCTGAGGGGATGTCTCCGGTCGCTGCTGGCGATGCGGGCAGGTTGTTGGTCTTGGCTTTGATGGCCGCGAGCTGCGTGCTGTTGCTGTCGATTTCAGCACGGATTGAAGCGGCGCTTGGGACGGTCGGCGCATTGGTTAATGTCGTGACCGTTCCTCCGGTGATCTCTTTTGTTGCGGCGCCCCATACTGCCGTCGCGTTTTGCGCGGCGGTTGGTGCGGCAGTCGGCGCGGTGTAGGCCGAAGTTTCAAGGCGGCTTGAAATGGTCGCATCTAAGTTGGCCAGCTTAGTCGAATTAGCATCCATCTCTGCTCGGATTTGCGCTGGCGTGACTGATGCCGGGGCGTTGGTCAATGTTGTGACGGTGGCCAGCGTGCCGTTGGGGGCGAGTCTCGATGACACCGTTGTGTCGAGGTTTGCGAGTTTGGTGCTGTTGCTGTCCATCTCCTGCCGGATCTCGACTGCTGTCGGGCCACTTGCGCTGGTGAGCGTGCGCGTTGCCGCTCCCCAGACTGCGCTTGCTACGGCTGCGGGATCGAGGACGGCTGTGCCGGTGGTCTGCATCGTTGCACTTGTGCCTGCGGTGGCGCTGTGCGTGGCGGGAACGGTGAATGTCACCGATGTGCCAGATACCACCGAAGCAATGGTGTATGTGCTATTCCACTCGGAGTTTGATGCGCCGGTGACGGTGATTTGGTCGCCTGCTACAAGCGGGTAGCTGTAGGCCAGCGTTGCCGTTGCAGTCGTGCCGGATCGCGTTGCCGTGAATGGCATCGACGGCCCGTAGTTGACATTCAGCGAAACCAAGCCGCGAGCGGGGACGGTGAGGCGTCCGGTCTGCGAGTTGCCGATTCCATAGGCCACGCCACTGCGGACATCGGTCGGCGCGGCTTGGTTCAGCACCGTGGAGTTGTCGGCGGTGTAGAAGCGAGTAAAGCTATTTGAATTAACGCCATCAAGAGCATGCTGGATGTAAGCGTTTGACGGCTGTGAAAACATAATGAATTTCGGGCTGTATAATGCCTGCTGTCCATTTGTTGCATTTATTATTGTGCCACTAAAACGCGTGGTCCCGTTATTTATGCACGCTGCCCGAGTAGAAGATGCTGTAAGAGTGCAGTTTGTCATATAACAATCTGCTGATGTAGTAATAATACTGCCAACGCTTGCAGTCAAATTGCTGTTTACCATATTAACAAAACCGCTTGCAGAAGTTATTGTGAATACGGACGCAGAACCGACTGATCCCGTGATATTACAATTCGACGCACTTACAGAACCAGTGCTTAAATTATTAACTATTGAACTATTCGTAGCGGTTGTGCCAGATTGATCTAAATTACAATTTGTTAATGTGATTTGACCTGTTGAAGAGTTTGTAATGCGCGGAGAACCATTATCACTGACATGCCCAGTAAGATTGCAAGCGGAGAAAGCAATAATTCCAGTTGAAACATTATTTATAGTTGGGTTGTTAGTTGCTATAGTTGCGCCCACTATGTTCAGAGTTCCGCTGGATGTGTTTCGAATAATTCCGCTTGTTGTATAACCAGAAATTGTTGCGACATTTAGATTTGTGGTCCCTGTAGCGGAGTTTGTGAGCACGGTCGGGAATGGCGAGGCATTGTTATTAGTCAATGTGTTTGCCGTGATCGTATATCCTGAATTGATTACGGAAAAACCTCCCCCTACAGCCGCGCTTGTCCCTCCACCGACAAACGATGCAGTGATCGTGGCGTTTGTAATAAGCGCGACATCGACATTTTGGTCGATGGTGACGGTGAAATTATTGCTGTAAATATTGTGACCTTCTCCATTCGGAGGCACAGATCCGCCTGCCCATGTTGCTCCGTTTGACCAGTTGCCCGTTGCGATTGCGCGATAGTTAGCCATGATTAGAGTCCTTTCGAGAGGATGAATTTTTGGAGTGCCGCGCTGATTTCCGCTACGGCAGTGAGTGTGGGTTCGTCGGAGCCGGAGAGGCTACCGAGGGCGATGTTGACGCTCTGCTCTTGCGCCTGCTCTGGCTCGCCGTTTTCGACCAATCGGGTTGGGATGAAACGGGCAGCGATGGACGCATCCGGCGTGCCGTCTGCGTTGTATTTGCCATTAATGGCGAGGTTGAGCGAAAAAAGGTCAAAAGACTTTTCGCCGATGACGATTGGGTTGGTAGCTGTCATATTATGAGTAGGTGAGAGTTTCTTTGTTCGCCCACTGGCCGACTGCGGATTGCTCCGAGAGGACATCGCCGGCGGAGTTGGTGGTGATTTTGTAGATGGTCCAGGCGGGGGAATCCTCGGCGGGGCCGGAAGCGGGGTAGTCGTCC